CAGAACTTCCGCGCCATCGGTGAGAGTCCGGGCAGCATCCGCGTCGGCACGATGCACGATGATTTACTGTTCAGCGCAGAACCCGGCAGCGGCATCATCATTAAGCCGGGCGACGGTCTTGGCCTTGTCGCAGGCACTTCTGTCAACACGGGCGGCACGCAGGCGGTCGGCAACACTTCGACATTTATCAACTACGACATCGAGGCGGTGCTGCTGCACTACCCGCCGACGACGAGCGGCACCTACCCGCCGGTCGGCGATGTCGACCAGGGCGTGCTCTATGGCCCGAATGGGAACGACTACACGGGCACGCTCGAGCAGCCCGCGGAGGCCGACGTCAAGAGCGGCGTGTCCTACGGCGCGGGCGGGACGGAATTCACGGGCACCTATGCCGGCGGCGGCGGTGGCGGCGGCTACAGCAAGTCGCGCGTCGTCAACAAGGGGTAATCCATGCTCAAACAGTCCACGGCGCGCAACCTGATGGTCTTCCTGACGGATTCAACCGACCATGTCACCGGCAAGGCCAGCGCGACCCTTACGATCACCATCTCGAAAGACGGCGGGGCCTTCAATTCCGTTTCGCCGACGGTCACCGAGCGCGGCAACGGCTGGTACAATGTCGCGCTGACCTCAAGCCATACCGACACGCTCGGCGACTTCGTGCTGCGGGCGACGGCGACGGGCGCAGATCCCATCGACCTGCGCACGCAGGTGGTGGTTGGCCTGCCGGGTGAGTCGGCGTCGAACATCACGGCGATCAAGGCGAAGACCGACAGCCTCACCTTTACGGTGTCCGGTCAGGTCGACGCCAACGTGCAGTACGTGAACGACGTGCAGGTGGCCGGCACCGGCGCGCTCGGCAACGAGTGGCGGCCGGTCTGATGTCAGCCCCTTACCGTACCTGGGGCAAGTCGTGGGGCGCGAGCTGGTCCATCAGCTGGGGCGCTGCGCAGGTCTGGCTCAAGGTCAGCGGCGTTTGGAAGCGCACGACCGTCTGGCGGCGCATCAGCGGCGTCTGGCAGAAGACGGTCCCCAACTACCGCGACAGCGGGACTTGGAAGTGAGGTGTTATCCGTGAATGTTTTGCAATCCGAAAACTGCCCCGATACAACCGCGCACATGGACAAGCTCGACCCCATCGAGACCGAGGTGCGGCACGTCGTCAGCGTGATGACGGGCGACGGCGCGACCGTGTCCGTGACCATCACGGAGACCGACAACTCGGTCGAGTCCGAGACGGAGGCCCCTGAAGCCGAGACCGAAGACGCCGCCCCCGAGGGCGACGTCACCGAGCTCGAGGCCGCGCCCGCCGAGGGCGATGTCGAGGCCGACGGCTACGGCAAGAAGCCGGGCAGCCGCAAGGGCCCGACCGACCGCGTCTTCCGCGTCGCCACCTTCGAGCGTGCCTCCATGCTCGCCGGCGACCGCCGGGTGACGCTGGCCTTCTCGTCGGAGGCCCCGGTCGACCGCGTCTTCGGCGTCGAGGTGCTCGACCATGGCGACGGCGCCATCAACAACAGCTTCATCGGCAGCGGGCGCGCCCCGCTGCTCGTGGACCACGACATGACCGATCAGGTCGGCGTCGTGGAGCAAATCTCGCTCGGGGCGGACCGCGTGGCGCGGGCCGTCGTGCGCTTCGGGAGAAGCGCGCGGGCCGAGGAGATTTACCAAGACGTGCAAGACGGCATTCGCGCGAATGTGTCGGTCGGCTACGTCATCGACGAGATGGTGCTCGACGGCGAGCGGGACGGCCGGGAGGTCTACCGCGCGACACGTTGGACGCCGCTCGAGATCAGCATCGTGAGCATCCCCGCCGACGCCTCTGTCGGTGTCGGCCGCGCCCTCGATGCGCAGACCATCACCACCATCATTCCCCCCAAGGAGTCCCAGAAAATGGACAGCCAGATCCCCGCCGGCGATGCCGGCATGAAGGCGGAGCGCGAGCGCGCTGCTGCCATCCTCGAGCTCGGCTCGCGGCACAGCCAGCGTGAGTTCGCCGAGCAGGCGATCCGCGACGGCGCCAGCGTCGAGCAGTTCCGCGGCGCCCTCCTCGACAAGGTGTCGAGCAAGCCGCTGGCGACCGCCGACATCGGCCTGACCACGCAGGAGGCCAAGGAGTTTTCCTTCGCCCGCGCGATCCACGCCCTCAGCAACCCGACGGACGCCCGCGCCCAGCGCGCCGCTGCCTTCGAGTTCGAGGCCAGCCAGGCCGCCGCCGCGAAGGAAGGCCGCAACAGCCGCGGGCTCACCGTTCCGACGGATGTGCTCTTCGCCAAGCGCGACATCCTGACCGGCACCGGCACGGGCACCGCGAAGGGCGGCAACCTCGTGGCGACCGACCTGCTGGCCGGCTCGTTCATCGACGTGCTCCGCGCGAAGATGGTCACCGCCCAGCTCGGCGCGACCTACCTGACGGGCCTCCAGGGCAACGTCGCCATCCCGAAGAAGACGGCCGCCTCGACGGTCGCGTGGGTGGCGGAGAACGCGGCTCCGTCCGAGTCGACCAACAACCCGGCCTTCAGCCAGGTCACGCTGTCGCCGAAGACCCTCGCGGGCTTCGTGGACTTCAGCCGCCGCCTGATGCTGCAGTCCTCGCTCGACATCGAGTCGCTGATCCGCAACGACCTGGCGACCTCCATCGCCGTCGCCATGGACAACGCCGCGATCTCGGGCTCGGGCACGAACCGTCCGACCGGCATCCTCAACACCTCGGGCATCGGCTCGGTGACCCTCGCCACCAACGGCGCGGCCCCCACCTGGCAGATGGTCGTGGACCTCGTGCGTGAGGTCGAGATCGACAACGTCGACGCCTCGTCGGCCGCGTTCCTCACCAACGCGCAGGTCAAGAGCCGTCTGGCCCGCACCCCGCGCCAGACCTCGGGCATCGAGGGCAACTTCATCCTGCAGCCGCCGTTCAGCGACCTCTACGGGTACCCGCTGTCGGTCAGCCAGCAGGTGCCGTCGAACCTGACGAAGGGCACGGGCACGAACCTCTCCGCGCTGATCTTCGGCGTGTGGAGCGACCTCGTGATCGGCCAGTGGTCGGGCATCGACCTGATGGTCGACCCGTACACGGGCTCGAGCGCGGCCACGGTGCGCGTCACCGCGTTCCACGACTGCGACTTCGCGGTGCGCTACCCCGAGTCCTTCGCGGAGTGCAACGAGATCATCACGACCTGATCGTGATCGACCTCGCGGCGATCCAGTGCCCTTATTCCGGACGACGAGCAGTCGTCCTGGGTGGCGGCCCCACCCTTTTGAGCGACCTTCGGGTGGTGCGCCCGCGGGTGCAGGCGCTTGGCCTCTACATCGGCGTCAACCAGCACGCGATGCTGCTCGACCTCGACTACATCGTGTTCCAGGACAAGGAGCTCGCTCCAATCCTGCAGGGCCACGGCGTCCCGCTCGTCACGCACCACAAGGACTTGGCCGACATCTGGTCGGGCATCGTTCCGGACTTCGGCTTCTCGGGCGGCACGGCCGTCTGGTTCGCCGACTTCATCGGCTGCGACGAGATCATCGTCTGCGGCGTCGACGACTACACGACGTCGCGGCGGTACTGGCACAGCCCGCCGGGCTTCCGCGGCCTCGAGATGGGCGTCACGGCGACCTTCGCCTGGCGCACCGTCCGCGACTATATGGCGCGCCCCGAGATCGTCTCGGTGGTGTCTGGTCCTGCACAGCAATGGTTCAAACCGTATGCACATTGAGATGATCCGAGGCCGCGGCTACCGCGGCGTCTCCCTTGAGCCCGGTCGCGTTGTGGAGGTCGATGCGGCCTTCGCCGCCGAGGCTATCCGCAAGGGCTGGGCTCGCGCCTACGTCGCCCCTGCGCCCTCTCCGGCGGTCGTAGAGGCCGCCCCGGCCCCGGCTCCCGTGCCGGCGGTGAAGCGTGGACGCAAGGCAGGCTGAGGTCCAGAAGTACCGGGACGTCTACGCCCGGCACAGCGGCTATCGCATGAGCGACGGCCGCCTGCAGGCCATGAGCAAGCTGCTCATGGGCCTGTCCGGTTCGCTGCTCGACGTGAGCTGCGGGCGCGGTGAGCTTCTGACCGCTGCGGATCAGCTCGGCTTCGGCCCGGTGCGCGGCACCGAGGCGGTGCCGGCGCTCTGCGACGGCGAGCGGGTGGTCGAGGCGCAGATCCATGCGCTGCCCTTCGCCACGGCGAGCTTCGATGTCGTCACCTGCGTCGACGTCATCGAGCACATCTTGGAGCCGGACATCGAGGCGGGCCTGCGCGAGCTGGAGCGTGTCACGAAGGGCACGCTCATCATCGCCGCGGCCGATTACCCCGATGTCTGGGACGGCATCAACCTGCACCCCTCGGCGCGGCCGTACCCGGAATGGGAGCGGCTCTTCAAGCGGGTGTTGTCTGGCACGGTCGTATGGGCGGGGCAGACCTCGACCAGCGAGGTATGGAGGGTGACGTATGGCCGTTGAGTCCGCCGCCGACCGCGCTGCCTTCTTCAACCTCAACGACTGGGCCGTGAAGGGCCGCTACCGCAACCGCGGGCGGGTGTTCCCCATCGTCGGCATCTTCGATAACGCCTTCGTGGCGGTCGATGTCGCCGAGGCGCCCTTCTCGTCCAGCCAGCCGATGTTCCACATCGCCACGGCCTCGCTGCCGTGCCGAGTGGAGAACGGCGACACGCTCTACGTGAACGACGCCCAGTATGTCGTGCGCGACTTCCAGCACGACGGTACGGGCATCACGGTCCTGCGCCTCGAGGTGAGCCTAGACTACGACCTCGACCTCGCGGGCAACCTCGAAACCGAAGCGGCTGAGAACCTCGTCACCGAGGCCGGCTTCTTCATCCTGCAGGAGGCCTGATGTCGCACGCGCGTCTCAAGATCCGCGACCGCGTGGTGAGCATCCTCGAGGCTGCTCAGGTCGCCGACACCGTGACCAAGTCGCG